CCCCCAATAGCGGTTAACGTCACTGAATATAATTTTGATGTCAGATATACCTCATCTTTATCTAAAGTTGGTAGGTCAATGCCTGATGAGGATAATGGTATCATGATAAACATTCCAATGTATAACATACGAGGGGGTAGTCTTCCATATGCGGATAATATGGTTATGCCTTACTTTGATAAGTATCCTGAGGCTAATGTACAGTTTAAAAAGATTGTAAAAGATTTTATTGAATATATAAATGCCGGTGGAGGCGATAAATTAATTAACGTAACAATTAAGGGTAGTGCCGATTCAGGTAAACCGACATTACAGTGGCCAAGTGGGTATTCTAAATTAGACCACCCAAGTGCGAAACCATATAACGGTAAAACTGACCCTGAAGAAATGAATCAGTATTTGGCCGATATGAGAGCTAACCAATATGCACAAGCTTTAATTAATGGTGTTAAAGAATCTACAGGATTTGATTTAAAAATAAAAGTAAAAAAGGGAGATAACTTCTATGGGCAAGGTGAAAGTAAAAGAGGTGAAGAATTTAGAAAAATTACTTTAAATCCAAATGCTAAACAACATGAAGTAAAAAATACGACAGAAACACCTGGTACCGTAACAAACCCTGAAATTAAAAAAGGTGGTATACCATATCTCGTTGATGTATATTTGGAAGGTCAAACCGAAAATATGAAAGGATATAGGGTAATGGATAGTAAGGGATATAAACGATTAGGTATTAGTCGTGAACTAACTGAAAAGTTAGATTTACCTAAATTTGAGGGTAAAGTAAGTTCAGAAGTAAAAGGTGAAGATTTTTATGCTAATGGGAAATTAGTTGGTAAAATAAAAACTATGAATGAAAGTCCTGTTAATATGTCTGGAAAACCAAGATATTTCGCCGGACCAATAAGTACGGTTGCGGCTTATAGAACACATAAAATTAATGGTGAAGATGTAACAATATCTTATTTAAAGGACGCTTACTTCGCATTCTTTTAATTACTATAATTTATTTTACGGAAACATTTGAACTACAATAATTGCATTCAATTTTTTATTGTAAACAACGTGGTGACCATAGTGACTTGGTAATATATAACCTTCATTAAGGTAATCTCCATATTCAGTTAAAACATTCATTTTATGGTATTTTGAATTCATAAAATTATTATGTGCTTGTGTAGCAATTTCTAAATCTGTTTTAGTTGAGTGGTAGGTAAATGCGGTTACATTTTCTGATGAATTAGTATATTTTGAATTACTTGCGATTTTAATTCTATCAGATGGGTATTTATATTTTAAGTTAGGATTAGTATGAGATACTTGTTTGACACTTATAATTGTACTTAAATAATTAGCTTGTATTTTAGCTCCATTATTTATTAAAGTATCGGTAATAAATGTAGTTAACCCTCTTTCACTTCTTTCTTTATTTACTAAATTTAGTAAATGTTTTTCTATTTCACCTAAGTTTTGTGAATAACCTAGACTACAAATAAGTGTTAGTAATATTAGTAGTATCTTTTTCATATAACAAATATAAGCCTTTAAAACCAATTATACTAATAATATACTATTTATTATAAAAGTTTTAAATGAAATTTATCACACTACTAAACGAAGGTAAAAAGGAAAACCTTATTTCAAAGTACGGTAACGAACTTATATTCGATAATAATGACTTTATATCGACTATTGTTGATAGTGACCCCTCAAGTACTAAGAAGTATTCTGAGTGGACTATTAATCAAGTAATAGAGTTCATGAAAGTTAATGATGGAGCATCACTTCCCGATGTTATAACTCAAATAACTGACTCAATAAAAACTTTTAATGATGTCGCTCAATCAATAACGGATGAGGATATTACATTTGCTAAAAAATTACATTCAGGTATTGATGATACATACATTAAAGGTGGTCCAAGAGACATTTATAGATATAGGTCTTATTGGGAACTTCAAACCTTATTATCCGCAATAGATAAAAGAAAAAAAGATAAAGAACAGGAAGTTGAAGCCAAAAAAGATGTCGATAAGATTTATGAAGACAGTCGTTTTTTAATTGTCCAACCTTATTCACATAAGGCAAGTTGTTATTATGGTGCAGGTACTAAATGGTGTACATCTTCAAAAGATAATGAGAACTACTTTGATAGATATGGGACTGATGGTAGATTAATCTATATTATAGATAAACAATCTAAGGACACAACATTCGGTAAGATGGCAATACACATTAATATAAACGATAATGTATGGATTTACGACCAAAAAAATGAACAAAGAAGTGAACAGTTTTTATTAGACCGATTTGAACCTATTGCCGAAACCATCAAGAAAATGATTAAGGGGGATGATGATTATACTATTCTTAAAAAGATTGCGGAAGGAAAATTGACTCCGTCAACTCAAAAACTAACTGCCCCCTACTTTAAAAAAATGGATAAAGAAGACGTTTACCTATCATTTGATGACGTTAAGGAATATCTTAGTTTATTTTCTCAGACGTTAGAAGATTATGAGATTGAGTCATACGCTTATGCTGTGGATTCGCCATATGGGTATGAATCGTACTACTATGACCCGTACAACTTTATGGATGAGTTAAAAGAGGGATATCCTTTATATGACTTTAATGCTGGTCATTTAAAAAAATTAAAAGAAGTGTTAGAAATTGCTGGTAGTGATTTAGTCAAAAGTTTTAAGACTACGCCAAACGTATCTAAAGAAAAATTAATAAGGTTTAAAGAGTTAGGCCACGATTTAAAGGATTACTATGAGTTATACGACTTATCAATATTTGACAAAGATGGTAGTTTAGAGAAAATGGGTGAATTTATTGGTAGTTTTGATGCAAAATTCTTAGATACTTTTGATGATACATATGGGTACGCTAAAAATCAGGCTATGGAGGTAGGTGTGCAAAAAGCTTTAAAAGAAGAATTATGTGAAATATACAAACCAATAGGTATAGAATTAGAATCCGCTTGTTTCTATAAATACTATATTAGTATTAGTAAATTAATCTCAATGTATGAAGAAAACTTGGAGTACAATAAAAATTTATCGTTAAATGAAATGTTAATAGATTATGTTGAAAATAATCTAACTATTAATGTTGAAGAGCCACATAATTTAGCTTATGAAAACATAGACCAAGAAACATTTGCCTATTACTTTAACGACAACATGGACTCGGCATTTGATAATCTATTGGAGAGATTACAAGACTCGGACTCCTATATCGATTTAAAGGTTTATCGGGAAATTTATAATTTTATCGAAAATAAGTATGGGTGGAACAAAACAGTTTCAGTTGAGCCATTAAGTAAGAATAAATCGAAGGATACTGTTATTGAGTTTTTTAAAATTAATCCCGAAACTAATAAAATTGATTTTCAACTAAAAAAATTGGGTAATTACGGAATTAAAAAAGGTAGTGCTAAATTGTCAACAATTCAAAAATTAATGACTAACTACCAATTATTTGACCCTTTTGATGATTAGTAGATATGGTTACTCAATAATTTTTGTCTAATAACCTCATACAATTCTAATGTTTCTTCATCATCTAAGTAAATTATTTCACCTGTAATTTTACTTTCAATCTCTACTCCACTACTTGAAATAGTGATGGAATTATATTCAGTATCGTATACTTCTTTATCTTCTTCAAAATCCTCATCATCATAGTCCTGAACATCAAATAATGGGGTAGTAGTTGACCAATCAGGTTTTTGATAATTATATATGAACTTACTATTACCTAATTCGTCAACTAAACGGTTAGCGAATGTAATTGCCCGTTCAACATCATCGACCACTACAAATTCTTGTTCTGTATGCATATTATAATATCCACATGAGAAATTAATACAACTAAAATCGCCCTTACGTTTAATTTGAGAAACATCGGTATATGGATGGGATTGAGGGTCTGCAGTAATTCCCATCACCTTATTAAATAATGGAAGTGCGACATTGATAAAATCCCCATCTTTTTCATATAGCCTAGTACCTGAACAAATCTCGGTAATTAAGTGATTACCTGGTGCATCAAATTGTACCGCATATCCTACATCAGTCAAAAAGTTAGTATCACACTTACTTGAACCGTGACACCCTGTTTCTTCAGATACAAATAACCCTATTTTTACTTTAGGAAGGTCATTTAGAAGTTCAAGGGCAATAAACACTCCACACTTATCATCTCCTCCAATACCTGTCGGTTTACCGTCTTCGGTATACCCTTTCAGGGATAAGAACTCTTCATTATCATATGTATGACCAAAGGTATGAGGTTTGATAAGTGACTCTTCTTGAACAATGATTTTATCGACCAGTGAATGTACCGTATCAGTATGAGCAATAAACATTGGATAAAACTCTCCCTCATCTAATATACCTTTAGTAGCATAAACATTATTCATATCATCAGTATAGTACTTAACATTTGGCATTGAGTCCATTACACCACATAAGTACTGTACCATATCATCTTCCTGATACGTTTTAGTAGGTATTGATAGTACTTCCTTTAGTCTATTGAGTCGTTTATTGTCCATGATATATGTTTTAGAATACGAATATAAGGTTAATATTGGAATAAACCAAAAGAAAAGGAAAATTAATTATCTTTCTTAATGATTAATTCTTCATCGTCCTTCATATCAATAATAAATGGTTCATTCTCATTGATGTTACCTCGTAGTATTTCCTCAGAAATTAAATCCTCAATTTTTTCTTGGATAGCTCGATTAATTGGACGTGCACCATACTTCTCGTCAAAACCTACCTTAGCGATGTATTCTTTAACTGACTCAGTTATAGTCATTTCATACTTCATCTCAAATAAACGTTTCGTAAGTTTTAGTAACTCGATATCTACAATCTTAACAACTTCTTTCTCTTTTAGTGGATTGAAAACTACTACCTCATCAACACGATTTAAGAATTCAGGGGTAAAATGGTTCTTTAACTCTTTTTGAAGAATTGTCTTTTTCATGTCTTCATTATTGGACATTCTATTCTTAGTGTCAAACCCAACACCTACTCCAAAGTCTTGAATTTTTTTAACCCCTAAGTTTGATGTCATAATGATTAAGCAATTTTTAAAGTTAATCTTACGACCGAAACTATCAGTTAAGTGTCCATCATCCATCATTTGAAGTAACAATGAGAAAATATCTTTATTCGCCTTTTCAATCTCATCGAATAAAACTACAGAATATGGTTTGTTTTTAACTGCTTCAGTTAATTGACCTCCTTGGTCATGACCGACATATCCTGGAGGAGAACCAATTATTCTCGACATTGAGTACTTCTCTTGGTATTCTGACATATCCATTCTAATAAGTGAGTCTTCGCTACCAAAAATTTCTTTAGCTAATTGTTTAGCTAAATGTGTCTTACCTACACCTGTCGAACCTAAAAAGATAAAAGAACCTATAGGTCGGTTAGGGTCTTTAATTCCGATACGATTTCTACGTATTGCCTTTGATATCTTTTCAACGGCAAATTCTTGACCAATTACCGAACGGTTGAGACTATTCTCGAGACCCAATAAAGATTCTTTATCATCTTTATTTAACTTCGTTACAGGTATTTTAGTCATAGTAGATACTACTTCATAAACCATATCTTCGGTAATAGGTTTACGTGTGTTATTTTTTGACACCTCAAACTTTACCTTTTCGTTATCTAATTTTTTAAGAATTTTTCTTTCTTTATCTCTTAATTCTGCTGCCTTTTCATATTGTTGAGATTTAACTACCCGTATTTTCTCCTCTTTTATATTAATTGCACGTGACCTAAGTTTTTCAATAACCTCAGGAAGTTTAACATTAATCTGTGCCTTTGCTCCTACCTCATCCATAATATCAATCGCCTTATCCGGAAATTCACGGTTAGTAATATATCTATCCGCTAATGTCACACAGGCCTTTAACGACTCGGGGGTATACGTCACTTTATGGTGTTCTTCATAACGAGATTTTAAGTTATCGAGAATGATTAAAGTTTCTTCGGGTGTTGACCCGTCAACAATAACCTTTTGGAAACGACGCTCAAGAGCTCCATCCTTTTCAATGTTTTCACGGTATTCATCAAGAGTCGTTGCCCCAATACATTGTAGTTCACCTCTAGCTAATGCAGGTTTAAAGATGTTAGAGGCATCTAAAGAACCTGATGAGTTACCAGCACCTATAATTGTGTGTATCTCATCAATAAAAATTATAATATCTGAATTTTCATTTAACTCATCTAAGATGACCTTTAATCTCTCTTCGAATTGTCCACGGTATTTAGTTCCAGCTACAATTGAAGTCATATCTAAAGATACTATTCTTTTATCTGATAAATTTTGAGGACAGTCCCCTTCAAATATCTTCATTGCTAATCCTTCGACAATTGCCGTCTTACCCGCACCAGGCTCCCCAACAATAATTGGGTTATTCTTCTTTCTTCGAGAAAGAATCTGGGCTATTCGATTAATCTCTCGTTCACGTCCAACTACTGGGTCAAGTTTACCCATTTCGGCATACTTAATTAAGTCACGAGAAAAATTATCTAAAACGGGAGTTCTAGAGTTATTAATTTCTTTGGGTTTACGTCCTCCCTTTTCATTAGGGTCTACTGATTCTATCATATTATATTATTTAATTTATTATTACAAACATAACAAAAGTTATGCATTTATCAAATACTGACATTTTGTCATATTAAGTTTATTTTACATGTCACTTTGACATTATAATTACTTTACTACATACCATACTTGTGTTGGCACGTTTATTACTTATCGTTAATACAAAGATAAACAATTAATTAAGAAAAACTAACATTATGTTCGGAAAAAGAAAATTTAATAACCCATTCAGTGATTTTGACTCTATGTTCAATGAACTAGATACCTTCTTTAATGAGACTAAACCATTATTTTATAAAATGGGACCTAACGGTTATATGTATTATTATAAGAATGGTAATACTGAAGAATCGTCAAGTAAGGTTGACGACTTAAAAAATAAGTTAAATGAATCAGTAGTTAATCAGGACTTTGAGACTGCGGTTAAACTTAGAGACATGATTAAGTCTTTAGAAGAGAACGGAGAGAAAATAAGTGAACTTGAAATAGAACTGAAAAAATCAATTACTGAAGAGAACTTTGAATACTCTATAGAACTTAGAGATAAAATCAAAGAATTATCAAATTAATGAAAACCCTCCAATAGGAGGGTTTTTTATTTAAAAACTATTCGTATATTTATTTAAAAAGTTAACTATGGGAATTAAAAGTGAAAAAATAGAGGGTAAATTAATTATCAATGAGATAGTATCTTCGAACTTAACAAAAACAATTTACGATACAGGTGAAGAAAAATTAACGGTATCGTTTAAAAATGGTATGAAATACGAATATGAGAAGGTACCACACTCAATATATACAAAATTTAGAATGGCCGAATCTCAAGGAACATTCTTTAATAAGGAGATAGGTAGGAAATTCAAATATAAAAAAATAACAAAGTAATTACTTTGACTATTTATTATTAATGGAAAATTTTAATAATATAATTAATAGTTTTAATGTGAAAGATGAGTTAAACCCAGTAATATGGGAAAACCCAAATAGTCCTTCAGATGCAAGACTACATGAAGATATCCGTCTGCGGTTAATTGAGATATCAAATAAGTTTATTGAACATTTAGGGTATGATATATTCATACAGGATATTACAATGACAGGTTCTTTATCGAATTATAATTGGTCTGAATACTCAGATATCGATTTACATATTATGTATGACTTTAATGAGTCGGGAGAAGAGAAGGAATTATACCAAGACCTGTTTAAGTTAAAGAAGACCTTATTTAATTCTACTCATGATATAACCGTAAAGGGTTATGAGGTGGAGGTATATGTCCAAGACACGAATGAGCAACATATATCTACAGGAGTTTATTCTGTATTATATGGAGAGTGGATTATTGAACCATCTAAAGAAGATATTGAGATTAATAAGAAAATAATTAAAGATAAAGTTAATCAATGGGAAGACATTATAGATGCATTAATTGATGACCTTGAAAATAATAATGAGGACTTAGAGTCTTCATTATTAAAAATTGATAAAGTAAAAGATAGGTTAAAGAAATATCGAGGATGTGGATTAGAAAAGGAAGGTGAATATTCCTACGAAAATTTAGTATTTAAATTCTTAAGAAGAAATGGTTATATTCAAAAATTATTTGATTTTCAAAACGGTTTAATTGATAAAAAACTCTCTTTATCTGAACAAAAATAAACTATAATTGTATCGTGAGATAAGAAAAAATGGAAATTCTTAACTTATGGTATATTTATAATAAAAAACTATTATGGCACAAACCGGATGTACAAGCTCACAATACATAATTCCCTTAAGCGGAACTACAGGATTTACCCCAACACACGCAACATATATTAATGGTCTTGGAGAGTCTGTCGTACAATGTAATACGGTACTGCTAGGTGGTGCTGGTTTAAACAGTTAAATTAAAAAAAATACAAAACAATTAAGATATGTCAGATTTAAAACCTCTAGGTAGTGAAAAATTATCAGGTCAAGAACAAATAAATAGAATTCTTGAAATGGCTAATTACGGGTCAAAACCGTCAACTATTAGTGAAAACAAAAGCTCTACATCCGAGTACTCAATACAATTGGCGGATGGAAAACATTATGGTATCGTTAAAGAAAAAACAGGGTACATAATTAAAAAAGGAATTAACGAATCAGAACTTGATTACGCTGAACCAATGCAAAACCGTAAACATTATAGGTCTTTCTCTCAAGCGATGAAAAAGATTAATCTTATTGCTGGTGAACTTAACCGACTCTTTGAAAATGTTGAAGGAGTTAATATTATTGGTGAACAAAAAAAGTTTGTTCTTAAAACACCAAAACCTGAAGTGGATGTTGAGCTTGACATTGAAGAGCCATTAGGGGAACCTTCTGTTGATTTAGACTTAGGTTCGGATTTACCTGATACACAGTTAGATGACGAGTCAATGGACTTAGATATGGACTTAGATATGGATACGGAGACTTCTATAGAAGATGAGGAATTAGATTTAGATATTGAAGACACTATAGACGGTGAAGAGGACGATGAAAGTTCATTTAAAGTAATTCAAAAACTAACCGGTAAAATAGGTCAGAAGTTGAGAACTTATGATAAAAATCAGGGGTTATCTTCTGAGGATATTAAATATGTTATAAACTCAATTATTTCTGCGGTTTCATTAGAAAAATTATCTGAAGAGGATAAGGAAGATATCTTAGCTAATTTTGAAGAAGAAGATGTCGATTATGGTATGGATGATACCGATATTGATATTGACGCTGAAGATGAAGATTTAGATTTAGATTTAGATTTAGAAGAACCAATAGTTGACGATGAGTTATCTGAACAAGATTCGATGACTTCATTTGTTGATGAAATATTTACCGAATCTAAAGTAGATAAGGTACTAAAAAAATACTTTGTAATTAATGAAAATGAGAAAAGTACTATTAAATCAAAAAACATTAAAAAATTCTTATCAGAAAAAGTTAAAAACATTTCAGTAAAAAAAGAAATAAAAAGATTATCGAAAACTGTTGAACAAGAATTGACTTCTGAGTTCTTAGTTAAAGAAAATAATAATATTATATTTTTAGGTAAAACTAATAAAGGTAATCTAGTATTTGAATCTGAAGGTAAACAACTTAAAGTATCCACTAAAGGGGTATTAATATGAAATTAGTTTATGTTAATGAACTAGGACCCAACTATAAAGGGGATAATATATATGAATTTATATTTTCCGATATGGACGATGTATGGGGCGATGAATGGGATACACAACCGGCAAATGGTAACCCTTCACCGCCTCAAATTAAGTTTATAAAAAAAGTGGGCGTACTACGAAATGTCGGTATAGATTTACATTTAATACAAAACTCAGATTTTTTCGGTGTATATGATGCAATCGATAGGGTAATATCCTTAGCTTGGGAAAATGAAGATAGTGAAGCCATTTTAAATGAAAAATTTAAAAGATTAGTTTTTCATTATGGAGACAGTGTTAAATCTGTTGAGGATAAACTTTACGAAAGAGATATCGTATTGAGCTACGAAAAAAGTTTTATGGAAGATGAATACAAAAAATAACATAATAGAATTACTTAAAGAAGGGTTTAAGGTAAAGACTCTTAAACGACTTAGTGAAAAACAAATCAATCTTTTACATAAAAAAATAGTGAAAGAACAAGGGGATACCCCTACTAAAGTAGACAAAATAAAGTCTGATTTAGCTCAAGCAAATCAATTTGCACAACAACTAACTAAAGAATTAGGAGAAGAAGAATTAAATGAATGGGGAAGTTCAGACCAGTCATACTTTAATAAATCAATTCATGATGAGTTAGGTGAACCTGAAGATATGCCAAGTCCATTTAGTTCTGATTTAGAATCTGCGGCCGAGTCTGCAGTTGACCATTGGTGGGATGATTGGGAGGAATATCAAACAGATAGACAGGGTTTAATCGATAATGCCAAAAGACTATATTTAAGACGTTATTTTAAAGATGACTTTAATATGTTAATGAAAATGTTTGAACCAGCTAAAGATAGAGAGTCATATGATGTTGATATAGAATTAGGTGATAACGAACAATCCACAACCTTTGAAATCCCCGTAGATGAAGAGATTGATTCTTCAAATGCTTTAGGTGATGTCGCGATGCAAACGGCTACGGGTCAAGAAATGCCACATGATGAAGATGATATGGCGCCTGACGGTATGGATGATGATTCAGATAACGATAGAAAGGCAATGGGAGAGAATAGTATTATAAGAGGAAAGATGAAAAAAGGAATTGCCAAGGATTTAGTTGGTAATATGAAAATGAATAAACCTATTGGTAAATATTTTACTTTTAAACCAAAGGGAGGTCCAAAAGGGGCGGAAGCTCCAGAAGCACCTACATCATTAGGTATGTTTGAAGAAGATAATGAATATGCGATTTGTATGGATAGTATACAATCTAAGTATGGCCCTAAAAAAACATGGAAGAAAAACGCTGAGAAGAAGTTTGATGCATGTGTTAGTCAAGTATCGAAAGACCTTAAAGAACATAGTGATAAAGTTAGACAGATTGAAGAAAATATCGTATCTTTGATTAAAGACATTAACAAACCTACTATGACTAAAAAAGATTTAATAGATATTATCGAACAATCACCGGATATAAAAGATTCTCCAGGTACAAAAGAAGCACCTACTAAATCACCTACACGTACTAAACCGGATAGAAAATCTCCTTATAAGCCGAAACATAAACCGGCACCTAAAGCTAAAACTAATTCAGATTTACCTGAATTCCTTAAATTTAATAGTTTAAATATCACATTTAAAGATGAGTAAGAGAATAAAAGAACAAATTGAATACGATGGACCTGAAAGAATGGACCAAGGAATACAGTCTAAGTTGGAAACGGGAGATACCCCGATGTCTGATAATCCGGCATTACCTAGAAAGGATGACGATGAACTTGACAACTCTTTTGAGCAATTAATTGCATCTAAAAGATTTCGTGATGTTATTGAGAAAGTTAAGAGTTATACAGGGGTACCCGATGTGACTCAAAATCAATTAATGAATCTACAGGGTATGATGATGAAAGCCGTACAAGAGGTTAAACAAATAGAATCAAATAACGAAGGATATTTAGAACAACTTGCGGTTACATTGGTAAAACAAGAGATGTCATTACCTGAAAATGCCTTTCAGTTTGATGTTGAGTTAACTTCAATGCCTGGTCAGATTGATATGTCTGGAATGAAAAAAGACTCCGAAGAACCTGAAGATGAGGACGTTATTGACCAATTTGGTGTTAGTGAAGATGATGCAGAGGACGACTTAGAAAATTTTATGGCCGCTTTTGAAAAGTTTGACTTAGAAAAGTCTAAGAGACGTTTTATTAATTCTCTTATTCAGGGAGCTTCTAAAAAAGGACACTATATGTTTCATTTAGTATCTGAAGAATTAAATAAGATTGACCCTAAACTATTAAATCTTTACGGGGTTATAATGTCAGTTAACGACTTATTATATTGGATTTTACCTGATGAAATGGTTATGAAGGCAGCAGAGAGTGGAGAGGGTATGGAAGGTAAAGAAGAGGTAGATGATACTACTGACCCACCAACTATTAAGGCTAAAGGGTTATTTTTCCCGATATTAGTACACGAGTTAATTAAAGGAGTTTACGAGGTACTAGGTACTCAAGGATTACCTGATGAACCTAAAGCCGCTGAAATGGTTATGAATTCACAAGATACTTTACCATATGAGGTGTGGGATTTAAGATTAGGTCCAGTTATTTGGGAAAAATTTATGGAAGCTTATCCTGAAAAATTATATGATGACGATTTAAGAGAAATACAAAATTACTTATTTTCAAGATTCTCATCTTTAACGACTGACGAATTTTTTGATGTGGCAAAAATGATTATGTCTGGTTCTGATGATGGTAAAAAAATTGTATCTAAGATGGTTGATGAAATTATTGAAGAGTTACAATCTCAAGAATATGAAGACGCGATGGACCAATACTCTGATGATGATGAAGATGATGATGATGGTGGTCTTTCGGATTTACTAGGTGACTTAGGTATTTCTTTATCATAAAAAAAACTTATTATGTATAGATGGGACTATCAAGAGAGCAAGTTTTATTGGAATACTCAAAATGTGTAAAAGACACTTCTTACGCATTAAAAACCTATCTACAAACTTACGATAATACCCAATCTAAATACGTACCTTTAGAATTATTTCCTGACCAAGATACACTTATTCGTGATTATGATGAACACGAAGAGAATATTGCTCTAAAATACAGACAAGCTGGTGTTTCAACAGTAACCGCAGCATGGGCATCTAAGAAAGTTATTACCGCATCTAAAAAGAAACCTGAAAAAGTATTGATTATTGCGAATAAACTAGATACGTCTATGGAGTTCGCTAATAAGGTAAGAGGATTTGTTGACCAATGGCCATTATGGTTCGGAGTCACATTTTCGGCTGAAAAAAATTCACAAAGACATTTTAAATTAAGTAATGGGTGTGAAGTTAAGGCAGTAGCAACATCTAAAGATGCTCTTCGTGGGTATACTCCAACTATACTTATTTTTGATGAAGCCGCGTTTATCGATGCCGATGGTGATTTTTGGTCTGCTTGTATGGCTTCATTATCTACAGGTGGTAAAGTAATTGTGATATCAACACCTAACGGTTTTGACCCAATATATTATACTATCTATGACCAAGCAGTTAGAGGGATGAACGACTTTAAGATAACTGAAATGTATTGGTATCGTGACCCAAGATATGCTAGTGACTTAAAACTTATTAAATGTAAGGATATAATTCATTATATGTTAAATCGTAATGAATATGATGATAGTAAAATCATTATCGATTATTCACACATACATCCACGTAAAAGGGATAACGATAAAATTAAACGTAATTTATTAGACGGATATAAAGTTTATTCTTCATGGTTTGAAGGTATGGCTAAGAAACTTAAATTCGACCGAAGAAAGATATCTCAAGAATTAGAGTGTAACTTCTTGGGTTCAGGAGATAATGTTATTCCAAGTGAAACGATTGAAATCATTAAAGAAAAGTCTATAAAGGAACCTGAAAATAAATTCATGGGAGGTGCCTTATGGCAATGGAAAGAGCCGGTAGAGGGACATAAATATATAATGGGTATTGATGTTTCTCGTGGTGATAGTGAGGATTTTACAACCTTTACTATTATCGATTTTGAAGAAAGGGAACAAGTTTTAGAATATTTAGGTAAAATACCTCCTGATGTTGCTGCTGAAATAGCATTTAAATGGGCTACTATGTACTCTGCTTTTGTGGTTATTGACATTACTGGAGGTATGGGTGTTGCTACTTCAAGAAAACTACAAGAGTTAGGATATAAGAATTTATATGTTGAGGGGGTAAATGTTGCCGATAAATGGAAATATAATCCATCCACTATAGATAAGATACCGGGACTAAACTTTAATAATAAACGTGTACAAATCGTATCGACCTTTGAGGAGTCTCTTAGACATGATTTTGCGATACGTTCAACACGACTGTTAAACGAGTTAAAGACATTCATCTATATCAATGGTAGACCTGACCACCAAAAAGGTCAACATGATGATTTAATAATGGCTATTGCAATGGCTATATATGTCGGTGAGAACTCATTTACTCAATTAGAGCGAGTTACTGAACATACAAAGGCGATGATGGATAGTTGGATGGTAAATGAGACTCCAGTAAAGAGTAGTACTAGAAATTTTAATCCCGCATTGACCTCTACAGGAATGGGAATAAACCACCAAAGAATGGGTCAAGAAGCAACAAAACAAGACTATCAAAACAATTCTTGGTTATTTGGAAGAATTTAAACATTTAGTTTAATTCAAATAACCTTACTATTTATGTAAAAAGAACATATGGCACAACAAAATTATACAGTATGGCAAAGACTTACTAAGGTATTTGGTCCTGATTCTACATTGGACCAACAAGCGCCTGTGTTTAAGTTTGATAAAAAAGAACTTTTAAAGACTCCAGATAAGAAGGAGTATGAAAGAGAAAAACTTCAAGCACAACAGACTTTATATCTTGGTCAACAATGGCAAAAGATTGAAAATAACTTATATACTCAAGCAGTATATTACGAACCAACCCGATTAGCGTCTTTCTACGATTATGAAAGTATGGAGTATACTCCTGAGATTTCAGCAGCATTAGATATCTATGCTGAAGAATCGACAACTTCAAATGAGGATGGATTTATATTACAAATTTATTCAGAAAGTAAAAGAATTAAATCGGTATTAGGTGACCTATTTAATAATAGATTGGACATTAGCACTAATTTACCTATGTGGACAAGAAATACTTGTAAATACGGTGATAATTTTGTTTATTTAAAATTAGACCCTGAAAGAGGTGTGATGGGAGTTCAACAACTTCCTAATATTGAAATTACTCGTCAGGAAAGGGGTATGAAAATTAAACCTGAAAGAAATAGTACTGATACTGATAATGACTCACTTAAATTTTTATGGCAAACTAAGGATGTCGTATTCAATACTTGGGAAGTTGCACATTTTAGATTATTAGGTGATGACCGTAAATTACCATATGGTACTTCTATGTTAGAAAAAGGTAGAAGAATATGGAAACAACTTATCCTTTCTGAGGATGCAATGTTAATATATAGAACATCAAGGGCTCCTGAAAGAAGGGTATTTAAAGTCTTTGTTGGTAATATGGACGATAAAGATGTCGAAGCATATGTTCAAAGAGTGGCTAATAAGTTTAAAAGAGACCAAATTGTTGATTCAGAAAATGGTAACGTTGATTTAAGATACAATCAAATGGCCGTAGACCAAGATTATTTCATACCTGTTCGAGACGCTAATGCACCGAATCCAATTGATACATTACCAGGGGCTCAAAATTTATCTGAAATTGCAGATATTGAGTATATCCAAAAGAAACTTTTAACGGCACTTCGTGTTCCTAAAACATTTTTAGGTTTCGAATCTGTTGTGGGTGACGGTAAGAACTTAGCGTTACAAGATATTAGATTTGCTCGTACAATTAATAGAATTCAAAAATCTATGATTCAGGAATTAAATAAGGTAGCTATTATTCACTTATATTTATTAGGGTTTGAAGATGAATTAAGTAACTTCACATTAGGACTTACTAACCCATCAACACAAGCAGACCTTCTTAAAGTAGAGCAATGGCAACAAAAAGTAGCTCTCTATCGAGACTCGGTTTCAGACCCAGGAAACGGAATTCAACCCGTTTCATCTTCATGGGCTAAAAAACATATACTTGGTTTTTCAGATGAAGAAATTAAGTTAGATTTACAACAACAAAGAATTGAAAGGGCAGTTGGTGCTGAACTTGAAAAAACATCAGAAACAATTTCTAAAACAGGTATATTTGCGAATATCGATAAACTATATGGCGATAAACCTGGTGAGGGAGGTGCTCCCGAAGGTGAAGTTACTGAACCTTCTGATACAGGATTTGGAGGAGACTCAGGATTTGGTGGTGACTTAGGTGGTGACTTAGGTGGTGACTTGGGTGGTGCCTTAGGAGATACCGGTACAGATATAGGTGGTGGAGGTGAAGAGATTACTCCTGAAGGATTTAATGGAAAAGACTTAAATATTGTATTAGAAGATAATATGATAACAGGTATTTCACAAATAGATTTATCTAGAGGTAGAAAGTCTTTAGGGGAAATCGAAGATAAATTGAAAACATTACTACATAAGTAATATTTATAATAAAAAAGATTATGAGTAAATTCGGACAAATAAAATCAAATATAGAATCTTTAATGGTGGAATCGTATAGTAAAAACTCTTTTAAGAGTAATACAATATCTTTCAAAAAAAATATAATAGATAATGCAAAACTTGCTGAAGCGTATTTTTTATATGATGAGTTATCTAAAAATAAAGGACTGTCTAATGATATTTTAGATGATTATATTAACGAAAGTATTGAAATCATTAAGAAAATTGTTGTAAGTGAAAAAAGTAAAATAAAGGAAGTCGATATGTGGATTTCTGAAAATTTGAGTAAATCGGTAACTAACTCATATAATGATATAGATACTATTGTTTATAATAAATCTATTAAGCATTTAGAGAAAGTATTAGAATGTAAAAATAATATTAAAAAATTATTAGGAAAATCCATTAAATCGGAAAATGTTTTAGAGTCATTTAATATTCCAATAAGTTCAATGATTAGTATCGCGACAAATACCTTTAATAAAGAATATGATAATATTAGTGAGGAAGAACAAAAGGAATTAAAAAGTCTTTTATCTTTAAATAAAAGTGAATTATCTGAAGAGATAATTAAATCTAAAAAAGTGGTTTTATCTAAATTATCTGAAAAGATAAACGAGTCTAAAGATATTGAATTAAATGACCAAGTTAAAAAGACTATTGAAAAGATTAATGAATCGGATGTTTCATTGACTTCATTATATAAGTTGAAACAATTAGAACAGGGACTATAGAGGTTTAAAAGAAATATAATAATATACTTAATAAAGGGTTTAGTTTTCTATACCCTTTATTTTTTGCACATAAATGGACTTTAACTTCTCTTTTCGTTTTACTTCCGATTTTTTAGTATATTCCTTATACTCTCGAACTTTTATCAAAAGTTTAGTTTTATAGACTTTATTCTTGTACCTTTTTAGTACCTTTTCTATATTTTCGTTTTTACCTACTTTTATTATTATCATATTTATTGTTATCATTAATAAATATCCAAGTATTTACCAATCCTTTGACAATCGATATTTTTATGGTTACATTTTATATTGAAAATAAACATTAGAACATTATGAAAATATATGAAAAAAGGAAAAACCTCTCAGTTAACGGGATACAAAAATGCAAAGTGTAGTTATGGCACAGTTGATTCAAAAAAATTAAAGTCAGTTTACATAATCATCCAAAGTTGGGTTGAGCCAACTACGACTGTAGAAAATTGGTCAAGAGTTACAGGAATGTTAGAAAGAAATATTAGACATCATTTATTAGATGTAGTTGACCCAATAATATTTGAAAAACACAATATAGTTGATTTAGATTTAAGGAGTAGTGGTATACAATTAGGTAAGAGAAGTTTTATGAATTTAGAGATGACATTGTTTGTAAAAGAACATATTGACTTTAAATCGTTAATATTAAGAGATAGAGTAAGACAAATTGTAAATACGGTTTACGGTTATCCATTAACTAAGTCGAAACATTTCATTCTACATAAAACTAAGAAACAAACAATCTGATATATTTATATTAAAACATTTAAATGAAAATAGTTATTACTGAAAATCAATCAACAAGATTATTTGAGTCAAATACTGCATTGGATAATTTAAATAACCTAATCAATATTAATGATTATATTTGGGAGCATGGACAAGTCTACATAAAACCATCAAGTGTTTTCTTAAAAGGTAATTTAGACGAGGAAGATAATTTGATTTTAGCCGTGGATGTCGATGAAGTACTATATAATGGGAAGGACGTGACCGAGTTTGCCGTTAATTGGGCTTTATGGCCGGGAGAAATGGAAGATACCCAATTAGCAATGGAGTATAAATTGTTTTTATCCAGTAAACTAAATGAAAAAATATTGAGATTAACACCAATTCAAATAAGTGAATGGGATGTAGAATTACATTTATAAGATATTTATAAAATAAAACATATGAAAATATTAGGACCAAACGACACCGGCAAAGGAATATTGATTGAGTGGGATGCAGGGTTTATAAACCCAAACGATAAGCGTAATGCTGACATTATAAAAGAATCTTATGGTAAATTAGACCATTCTAAACCATTTGAATTTTACGCAGTGTTACAAAAGTATAATACTCCGAACAGGAATGGAAGAATATATCCCGAAAAAATACTAAGAAGAGAAGGTGAGAAATATAAAGATGCCATAAAAAAAGGTTTATCAATATCTGAACTTAATCATCCTGAATCATCTTTAATTGATTTAGACCGTGTATCACATTTAATTACTGATATATGGTGGGAAGGAAACGTATTAATGGGTAAGATAAAATTATTAACATCACCAGGATTTCATGATAGTGGTATAGTATCTTGTCCGGGAGACCAAGCGGCGAATCTTATGAGACAAGGGGTTACGATGGGAGTATCGTCTCGTGGAGTAGGTTCATTAGTTAAGAAGGGTGAGAAAAACGAGGTACAGGAAGACTTTGAGTTAATATGTTTTGATTTAGTTTCATCTCCATCCACACCAGGAGCATACTTATTCCTTAATCAAGACGATAGAATGAAGTATGATGAGAATATTGAAGAGGAGACCGTACAAAGGAGTTCAATGACAGAACCTGAAAAAGGTTTAGGAAAATCACTTGACTTAATGAAAAAATTATCCGATTATTTAGGGTATTAAACATTATAAAAAAAGAAAACTATGGAAACAATGCAAGACAAATACTTTGTAGCAAAAGTACAGTATGATTTACCTGATGAGAATACAGGTAAAATTAAGAAAATTAGAGAGGAAAAATTGGTTAAAGGTTTTAGTATAACAGATGTTGAATCTAAAGTGACTAACAGTTTTGAAGGATTCACATATGATTGGAGAATTACCGCATGTGTTGAAAGTAAAATTGATGAGGTATTTGAGTAAAATTAAATCACACATTAAAAAAATAAGAATCGGGATACCCCCGATTTTTTTTTGCCTTATAATGAATAAAGTTATCTTTTTTAAATTAACAGATATTTATAAGGGATAATAATATATTATTACAAACGCTTATATATACCCTTAGATGTGTCGATTTTTAATAGTACCTCTAATATTACTACCCTTTTTCTTATCAGCTCAAAGCACCCAACATGTTTTCAGCTCGGTAGAGGTAGAAAAATGTGGAACTGACGAAGTCCACACAAGAGCTATGGAGGACCCAGAATATTCACGGGATTATATGAAAGTTTTGAAATTTAATCAAAATTCTCACAAAAACATCCAAAGAACGGCTCCTGACCCTATTATTGTACCTGTTATTGTACATGTTATACATGAGGGAGAGGATTATGGAGTAGGTTCTCACTTGACGGAGGAATTTGTGAAGGAAACAGTTACTAATCTTGCTGAGAATTTCGCAGGAGTATTTTCTGATTTATCTGACGCAAATACCCAAATCGATTTTTGTATTGCTGGTCTATCACCATCGGGTGATGATATTGATGGTATTCGCTATTATGATTGGGGAGATTTGGGATTAGGGGATATTGATAATGTATATAATACTCATCTAAGTATGTACTCCGCATTATCTTATGCGTCATTTAACTATTGTAATATATACGTAGTACCTTGGTCGGGTAATCCACTCGGATTCGCTTACACTCCTCCTGCCCCATATGGGGTGTATGTAAGGACTAATGCTTTTGGATTTACATCAAGTACTAATTTTGGATTAAATAGGACTTTAGTTCACGAGATGGGTCATTATTTAGGGTTATACCATATTTTTAATATTAATGCTTCGTGCGATAGTGTTGATGAAGAGGTAAATTGCTTGCAACAAGGGGATTATGTATGTGATACCCCTCCCACCTTAGTAAATTGGAGTTGTAATAATCCTACATGTCCCGAACTAAATCCTCTATTAGATAATTATATGGATTACTACGCCGACCCTTGTTGCACAAGATTCACATCTGGACAATCAGATAGAATGCATGGTATGTTGGTTTATAGACCCTCACTGATAACTGATGGGAGTGTTTGTGATGTTGAAGATACTTGCCCATATGATTTTGATGGGGATGGTATTGTTGGAGTTTCTGATTTGAATGTGTTTCTATCTAATTATGGAACTAATGGTGTTGGAGTTGATGAATTAATGACATTCCTTGAATATTATGGGATGGATTGTACTACAGGAAGTATTATTGATATGCCAAAACCTCAACCTATAATAGAAAAATCAATCAGTGAAGTAATTAAATCATCTATTATTGGTATAGACGGTAGGGTGATATCGGATGTTAGTAGAATATCACCTGGCCTTTATATAATAAAGACTGAATGGTCAAACGGTTTTATCACCACAAAAAAAATATTTTATCAAAATGAAAAGTAAATTATTTGCTCTCCTAATAGGACTCATACATTTTAGTGTAGTTGCTCAATGTGACTTAAGTATTAATAGTTGGAATGCAACTACTGGCGATATTGTTATTGAGGCTATCAATAGCGAAAACTGTGGATGTAATGAATTTACAACAGAAGGAAATACGTGTGAGAATAGCGGCAGTCCTTTCGTAAATAACAACACAACTGTTAGTCATATAGTTTTAGGACTACACTCCCCTGGATTAGATTATAATTGGGGTTGTACTGGAACTGTTAACCATCCTGGTTGGACGTTTAAGACTTTCACTTTATTTGGGAATCAGGAATTAGAGAGTGGGGATACTTGGAGTGCAAATGTATATGATACTTCTTTAGCGAGTGATTGCTGGGCTGAGATACTATCTAATGATACTTTGTGTACTGAGATTGTTGTATGGCAGATTAACTTATCTCGTACATCCTCAGTAGACGAAGGAGGTTGGGCGGTTAATGGAGGTGGTGCCTTACAAACACAAAACTATCCTGATGTAAATATATTTAATAATTCGATATCAAGTTGTCCTCCACCTGACGCACCTGATGCCGTGATAGGAAATATTGAGTTTGAAACTGGATGTATAGGGGATGATTCGTACTACGAGGTAACATATATTATTTGGAATTATGGTCAAGATATAATAACTGATTATTGTGTAGAAATATGGAATGAAGATGTATATGATTGTTACGATTCCGACTCATCAGGGGATGGTAATTTAGGAATACCTCCAGGATTTGGTCAAACATTTACATCCTCCCCACTCCAAGGTCCTTGGAACGAAGGTGGATTTTTCGTTATTGAAGTAAGTGATGTTAACGATGAGATAATAACGGGAAATAACATTACTACAGTTTTCTTTCCTGAATTATTAGACTGTCCTATAGAATGTGAAAGTGATACTATTATAGAATATATCAATATTACAGATACTCTTTATGTGGAGGTAATCGATACTATCTACGTAAATATTATTGATACTTTATATATTGAACTACCTCCAGATACTATTATAGAATATGTGGATATCCTAATTTATATCACAGATACTATCTATGTAGATGTCGTAGATACTATCTATGAGACTGATACAATAGAAATTATAGAATATATAGACGTAATAGATACGTTATGGTTAACTGAGTATATCTATGATACTATATATGTAGAAACTATTGAGTACATCTATATCACAGATACTATAGAAATATTAGTCGATAACTACATTTACTTAACAGATACAATTACAATCACTGAGTATATAACACAATACATCGATTGTGAGACTGGTGAGCCATGTGATGGAATAGTAGGATGTACAGATAACTCAATTTTTGTACCAAACACCTTTACACCAAACAATGATGGTGTTAATGATACCTTCTATGCAGTAACCGATTCAGTCTGCTGGTTAACATGGAACTTACAAATCTATAATCGTTGGGGTGGTATCGTATGGGAGACTAGCTTAGTAAATGATTTTTGGGAAGGACAAAGTAGAAGTGGACATTGGTTAGTTCCAGACGGAGTATATGTATGGAAGATAAAAGCTACCCAATCAGGAGGTGCTACTGAGATTCAGGGATACGTAACAGTATTTAGATAACGATTATTTAGGTCGTATAATATAACATATTTAAAAACAAGAATTGTGGTAAACCTCGATTTTTTTTTGCTATATGTAGAATAAAACGTATTTTTTTCAATTCACGTATATTTATAATAAAACTATAAATAAATATTTTGCAAAAATAAAACTAAAATGGCAGAGAAAAAACAAAATTTAGTCGAAGAAGCGCTATTACAAATGAGGAATTTGGAACAAGCCGTTACGGAGAATGCAAAAGGAATACTTGCTTCTACAATGAAGCAAGAAATCAGTGAATTAGTAAAAGAATCTCTATCTGATGAGATTGAAGACGAAGTGTCTGTCGAAACAATGGAAAGTGAAAAACCGAAAAAAGGTGTAAATACAGGGAAATCTGTTAAACACGAAACAAAGGAACAAGATGAACTTGACATAGAAGACGACATGGAGGTAGATGATGAAATTGAAATGGATTACGAATCTTATGAAGATGAGGACGAAATTGAAATGGCATCTGATGAAATGCTTATGATGGATTTACCAGGAGATGAATTTGAAGTGGATGATGAAGAAGAAATTCTTTTACCGCTTGATTTAACTGGTGCATCTGACGAAGAAATCCTTAAGGTCTTCAAGGCTATGGGTGAAGAAGACGGAATCGTTGTAACACAAGACGGTGACGAAATCACACTTAAAGACGAAGAGGCTGACGTTGAATATCAAATTCAAATGGAGGAATTCGGAGGTAAGAAAGGAGACGACTCTAAATCTCATAAGGACTATGAGGAGTCTAACGAAGGATACGGAGGTAAGAAAGGCGACGATTCAAAATCCCACAAGGATTATGAAGAATCAAATGAAGGATATGACGAATCTAACGAAGGAGACGAAGTTGTTTACGAAATCGAACTTGGTGAAGAAGATGATGAGGAGTATGACAAATATCACGACGCTGAAAAGGACGACGCGGCTCATATTAGAGATTTAGAAATCGATATGGATGATGACGCTGAGAAAACTGAAGCAAGTGAGGAATGGGGTTCTGACAAACATGAATACAGACGTAAGGATGTAGACGGAGTTGAAAAGAAAGCTGGTGTTAGAAAAGGACACTATAAGGATTACGAAGAAGCTAAAGAAGGTATGATTAGAAGTCATGCGGTCGGTTCTAAAGCGTCATCCCAAAAGTCGAAAGGTCTTAAGAAACCAGCAGCTATTCCAAATAAGTCAAGATACAACGAGTCAACACTACAAAAAGAAGTGGGTCAGTTAAGAGAGAAGAATGAAGAGTACCGTAAAGCACTTAACATTTTTAAAGAAAAACTTAACGAAGTCGCGGTTTTTAATTCAAATCTAGCATACGCAACTCGACTGTTTACTGAGCATTCGACAACAAAACAAGAAAAAATAAACATTTTAAGACGTTTCGATTCTGCGGATACAATCAAAGAATCAAAAGGTCTTTATAGACTAGTTAAAGAAGACTTAGAATCAAAAGGAAATTCTTCAGTCGTAACTGAATCAGTTGCAGCTAAAGTTCAGAAATCTCCATCTAGAGGTTCGGCGACAAATCTTATCGAAAATAAAACTTACGAAAATCCTCAGTTCATGAGAATGAAGGATTTAATGAGTAAACTTCAAAAATAAAAATTACTAAAAAACAAATACTAAAATGGGAGCATTATTAGAATCAGGTCTTGTTGGTAACATCGGTTTAAAACACTTGAAGGTTATCAAAGAAGACACAATTAACAAATGGGATAAATTAGGATTCCTAGAAGGACTTAACGGTCACGTAAAAGAGAACATGGCACAATTATATGAAAACCAAGCGTCTCACTTAATAAACGAAGCATCTTCATCAGATAACTCAGGTTCATTTGAGACAGTTGTTTTTCCAATCATTAGAAGAGTTTTCTCTAAATTATTGGCAAATGATATAGTATCAGTACAAGCGATGAACTTACCAATCGGTAAG